CGCTGTAATATCTCGCAAGGCTTGGCGATACGTGGTCATTTCGCTCGACATTGTAACGTCTGACATGCCATGCCAATCTGTCTCTGCAAGCTTGCTGTCTCTGGTTGATCTGTTTGCAGTTGCAGTGTTAGCATCTAGCGTTGCCTGATACGCAGCCTCATGCTCTGCCTTTGTTGTCTTCTTGCCATCATCATCCGTAGTATCTGCAAACATGTCACGAGCTACAAAGCGCTGCACCCAATCACCGTTAGCATTTTGCTCCACGCCATCACGAGCAGATGTTTGATATGCACTAGTTGTAGCAGCAGGGCTTGCCAGTACTGGGTCAATGTTCATTGCGTCACAGACATTACTGTTCCACACTTTTGGAAGAGACATATTTTTAAATGCTGCTCTCCATTCGCCTTGGCTTTTAACTTCGCCTGTTGTTCTTTCACGATATTCTGACATTAGTTGATACTCCTTTTTGTCAGTTGATTATGGTTCACGCAATGGCATAAAAGATGTATGTTCCATCAGTAAAGTCACCTGAGATCTGAAAGCCAGATGAAAGAGGGTCAATGTAATCCGTGTTGGTAACTTCAGCCGCATTTGTGTTTAGCAATAAGTAAGGATCATTCCCAGAAACTATGCCTTGCACACTATTCCAAATATACCAGTCTCCAGTTGCATCAGTTCGCTTCAGCAAAACAAATCTAGCTCCTGATGCAAAGCCACAATCTACATCGGTAGAGCTTCCTGAGTGTGTTACTGAACCAACTTTACTGACACCTGCTAGGGTAGCGAAAAGGTATACTACATGTGTCTGACTGCTTGTGTTAAAAACCCCTTGGAAGTTTGTACTGGTTGGACCTGTACCCCAAATACCACTAGAACCTGATCTTACTGCATTTTTTTCCAATTCCATGTAACCGTTATTAGGATCGGACAAATCTTTATGATAAACATACCATGCACTTGTAGTGTTACGTTTCTTCAACCACATCATCTCCGGTATTACACCAAGATTATGAGCGATGGTGCGAGTTCCTGTACCATCCCCTGTGTAACAAAAAACGTCAAAATAACCTCTGGCTCTTTTCCACATATATGAATAAGAGTTTGTGTCATTAGATGCGTTTGAGTTCCAACCGTCCATGTAATCCCATTCGTACTCATTACCATCTTGGAATTGATAAGTACTGTTGGAAAGGCCGAAATACTTTCCTGTAAGCCTTGTTGCTACATTGGTGTCATGAGTGGTATTTATAGCATTTGCTCTAAGTGCCATATCCACAGTAAAATTTGATACATATGCAGGTTCATTAGCACTTTTCGTTGCAACATTAAAAACCTTAGTGGCATCATCTGGTGCAGCTAGTGGGCCTCTACGTATTGCCATGTAGATAAAAGTTTGACTTGCAGCAATATAACCATCGTGAAAAAAACCAGTTGAAGTAGGAACAATACCTGACGTACCTCCTGTTGAAGATTCAGCACCACTTGTGTCTGCATAAAGACGAGCATTTTCTACAGGATTATCGTTAGACATACCTCTCATAGTATCCAGTAAATACCAGTTTGACGCTGTAGTTGAACATTTTACAAGCACAAATTGAGGTTCAAAACCTAAATTAACAGTAGCATCTCCATTTCCATCAGTACCATAACTACCACACTTTATAATATCTTGGTCACTATCAGGACCAAACTCACCGTCATTATTGTTGTGTGCGAATAGGTAGGCTACGTAATTAATACCGTTATGATTTACGTTTCCACTTAAATTTAAATTATCCGCATCAAATCTGGTAGTCCAATAGACAGAATTAGATTGTTCACCAACAGCGGTGTTTAATCTTAGAGACTTGTTGGCATTTAAACCTATATGATCTACCCACCAAGCATCAGCACTACCATCACCACCAACAGCAGCTAAAGCTTTATATACTATCATTGCAGGTGCGACCCCAAGATTATGAGGTACATTTCTTCCGTTTACACCATTCCCCGTATACGTCACTATGTCAAAAAATTTAGCCTGTTTCCGAAATGTCCAACTGACGTACTCAGTTCCATAACTCGCATTAGTTCCATTTTCAAAAAGGTTTGCTCCTAACGTAAAACCATTAGAGTTAAAGGATTGTAACCCATCAGACTGAGTAGATGCTGCGTTAGTGCTAGCAGTGCCTCCAAAAATACGACCTCCATTTGGGCCTGTTCCACGTGCTGTATCATAAATAGTGTGGAACGCACTAGAGCTTCCATCTCTAGATTTTAACCAAACCAAACCACCTTCACCACTAAGGTCAATGCCGTTATTAATTGCTTGGTTAGCACCAGTTCCGTCATACAAAAACGTTGAAAAAACTTCATCTACATCAAGACCTGCACCACCCCCTGCGCCAGAGGCTGCTGCCGCTACTATTTTAGAAGCTGTCATACTGTTATCCCATCGCCTGACCGAGTGTGAAGCCGTAGTAATTAGTACCGCCGTCCACCGTAATAAAGGCAAACACATCTACCCCTGCGTTAGTTGCAGTTATCGTGGGTGCTGTGGCGGCGGCCCAATCTACGCTTGCAGGCCAAGAAATTACTCTGGCTGAACTGTCTTGCACCACCTTCAAGATAAAAGCTGAAGCTCTGCCAGATGCGGCAGGGTTGCTAAACGTGTAGGTTACATTCTCAGATAAGGTATGCGTAAACACGTTACCATCTTGTAGGTTAATCGTGGCTGCGTTAGAGCTAGAGGTTACGACGGTGCTCTCTTCAGTTGTGCCGTTGTCAAACCCCACCACGCCATTTGCATCTGCCGTTACCGCCTTAGACGCTGCCGTTAATCCTAATGTTGTTATGTCTAAATAATTAAGTTCAGCAGTTGTTGCAGTTACACCACTAACAATATTAAGCTCTGTTGCTGTAGACGTGATCGCCGTGCCGCCGATAGATAGCGTGCTAAAATTACCAGTGTTCGCGGAGTTTGCACCAATGGGCGTGCCATCTATTGCACCAGAGTTAATGTCTATGCCTGTTACTGGCGTTGTGCCATCAAGTAGATCATCCGTCTTATCCCAATTGGCATTTAAATAACCGCCCCATGCGTCCTCGTCTCCTCCAACGGTAGGTTTTTGAAAACTATATGTTGTTGTGTTTGCCGGCATTTATGCAGCCCTCTCTAAATAATCTGCGTCTGTCCAAGTTGTACTAGCTTCTGTTGCGTCTGTCCATACGGTAGTCGGATCAGTTGCATCTAGCCACTTGTACCTCGCTACTGTTGTAATTGTTGAGGCTGCATTTAAACTCGCCGCCATCAATCTGACGCGATTATAGCTTATATTTATGCTAGATGATAGTCCCACATTTGACTGGCCTACAACGTCTATAACACCGTTAGAAATAAAAGATGCGCTAGGCGTTATGGAAGCGCTTACATTTCTAACAGCAACGCCGCTAACAGAAACTGAACACGCCGGCGTTATGCTTGCAGCTCCGTCCTCTATTGAATAGTTTTCACCATAGACGAAAGAGCCATATATTCCGAGCCCGTACCCTGCTCTAAAACCATCTGCCTCTACATATTCAACGGCGGCGCTTACAACTGTGTTTTGAAGTGAAATACTTGCCGCAGCATTAGTGACCCTAATTGCTGCGCTAGCTGTAGAAGAAGAAGAGCTTATAGCAGAAGCCGCGTCAATGACAGTTTCGGCGGCGGCTGTTACACTACATGATGTGGATAAACTTGCCGCGCCTTGCGTAGTTTCTGGCTGCCCATAAAGACCAGAGCCATGCTCGCCAGTGTCATATGTAGAGCGCAGTCCCATTAAGCCAATGTAATATCTAAGTCACCCGTTGGGATTCGGAACACGTCGCCGTCGTTAATTGCTTTTGCAGTTGTTAATGCACTATGAACTATCATATCTCCTCCGCTAGACGCGGTCATAACGCCAATGTGAGATATTGTTCCCCAGTTACCGCCTGACGCAACAGGAAACTCTACAGCCGCCGTATTAGTTGCTAAGTCGTTAGATACTGAAAATGTTACAGCCGTCCTTGCGTAGCCATTTCCTGAGATTTCATTTGAAGTTGATCCAGTGTCAGTTGGGTCTGCGGTAAACAGACCGATATACCAAGCGGTTGGTCGGGTTACACTAGTTGCTGTAAATACGTAATTTAATACGTGCGTTTCATAAGTATTAGTAAAAGACATCATTATCTCCGTTAGATCGATCTAATTAAAAGATACACCATTTATTTACGAATAGCTAGTTATCCTCATACGCGGTGCGGTTACTGCGAACCTAGTATCATCTGAAGACTTTTGTAGAGATCCTAGCGCATTTTGATACAGCGAAGACCACACTTGTATTCTAGAGTCGTCTAGCAAATATGGAGCTGCGTGTAATAAACTTCCGTATAAATAAACATCGGGCGAATCCTGTAATAACCAGTTATACGTGGTGCTATCACTTAAAGACGGTATTTCTTCATAAAATGTAAGCTGCATAGTGTACTCGGCGTCTGGGGTTGGGAACACCTCTATAGCTTCGCCAATGTGGGTGTAATACTTTGGGCGACCTGCATTGTCGTTATTTTCTTCCCTATACTGCAACATATCGTCAACGCTTATAGCTTCGAGCCTAAAAGTTGTCCCAGACGTAATCGCAAAGCGCATTGTCTCTATCCAATTTGGGGGAAGCTGCACATAACGACTATCTAACGTGGCATCTACTCTTTCCACCATTTTATAATGACGCAATTTTCTGTTTAAATCTGATTCAGCCATAGTAATAAAATCAGGTATTACGCTTGTTAAGTCATCTCTGTTTAGCCAGTTGGCTATGGATGTCTTGAGCTCAGAATAGGTTGTAATGCTCATAATGTGCCGGCCCTTGTCCTAAATACTCGGTTGTTGCCATCGTTTAACCACTTACGCATCGCCTTCGGATCGTCTGCAATCCCTTGGCGCTTGAGCTCATAGTACACTGAAAGAGGTAATGACGCCACCTTGTTGACGTCTCGGTATCTATTCGGTGTCTCTTTGTATTCGTTTTTATTTCTCTCGGCGATTGCGGAGACATCTTGCTTTGTCTCAACGACATATTCGCCCTTATCGGTTACGTGCCAATACTTTGTTATTCCGGTGGCAGGGTCTTGGTCAAATATACGCTTCATTTCTAACTCCAAGTAAGTGGGGCGACCGAAGCCGCCCCGACTGTATTATGATGTTGCTAGGTCGAAGACACCTGCGTGTGCGCCTTCGTTAAGAACCTTCAAGCCAAACTCAGCAAGGATCATACGCTTCTCAGCGTCACCAGTTTTTGCTAGTTCTACTTGTTGGATCGGACGCAAGTAGCATACTGATGCGTACTCTGGGTCCAAGCAAAAAGCATCACGATCTCTACTAAATCGGTTTGCAACCACGTTTAAGGTCCCAAAATCTGACATGTAGACATCTGCCGTACCGATAATTGTTGTCGGACTATCGGAAGGAGCCTGATAACGCTGTGCCGCGATACCTGCAAAGCCTGATACAACGGTCTTGTTATGCGGCCCAACCATCAGAATGCTTGGCTCGCCACCGGCTGAAAATGCAGCCTGCATTGCGTCTTTAAGCATTGCTTCGGTAAATGCAGCTTGCGTACCATCTGTACGAGCGTCAGTACCATCACCAGTTGGTGAAGCACCGCCTGATCCGAATACATCGTTAGTAGCAATCCAAGAACCCAATCCACCGGTTTCCCGTGCGGTTGAGCTATTTCCTGCCACTTGTGCATTATTGTCAGTAAGAACTGCTTCGATGTCACGCTTTAGCTCTTTTCCGCGCTTC